ATAAAATATGGAAAAAGCAAGAGTAAAAAAATCATTAGGATTAGGTGATACAATAGAAAGAATCACAGAAGCTACAGGAATTAAAGCAGTAGTAGAGAAAGTAAGCGAATTGACTGGATGGGATTGCGGATGCGATGCACGTAAAGAAACATTAAACCGTTTATTTCCATACGTTAAACCAAACTGTCTAACAGAAAATAACTATAACTACTTAGTAAATTTATTCAGTAAGAAAGTATTAAACGAACTTACAATTAATCAACAGTATGAGTTAAGCGATATTTACTTACAAGTATTTGGAACTAAATTAGAACATAGTAATTGCGCATCCTGCTGGAGAGATAGAGTTAACGAATTAAGAAAAGTTTACGATACACATTTAGAAGATGCCAATACCAAAGCCTAAAGCAAACGAACCTAAAAAGGAATTCTTACAGCGATGTATGTCTAACCCTGTAATGGTAGCAGAATACTCAAAAGATAAACGCACTGCTATTTGCACAACTGCTTTTGAAACTAAATTAAATACTAACCAAAAGATTAGTTTTGATTACGATGGTACTTTGTCAACTAAAAAGGGTACCAAGTTAGCAAAGGATTTAATTAAAAATAATACTTTGTATATTATATCAGCTCGTAGTTCTAAAACAGGAATGATTGATAAAGCAAGAGAGATAGGAATACCATTTAATCACATTTACGCTACAGGTTCAAATGAGGCTAAAATAGAGAAGATAAAAGAGTTAAAGATACAAACACACTACGATAATAATAACGATGTTGTAAACGCATTAGGAAGCGTAGGAAAGCGTATTTAGTAATTGAATAAACAAATTTTTTTCAAATGGAGCAAGGAGAAGAAGTAAAAAAGGCTAGAGGAGGTGCAAGGGCTAACGCAGGACGTAAAACAGTAGCTTCTGAACAAAGAGTTAATGATATATTTTTAAGTGCCTTAAAAAGCCTTAAATCAGTTGATACTGATGACGAAGCTAAAATAGAATTTGCAAAGGATTTATTAAGCAACCAAAGAGGACAAATATTTATAGCTGAACATTTATTCGGTAAACCAAAAGAAACGATTGACCAAAATGTAAGTATAAATAGTTTTGAGTTAAAAGATATAATTAAATTTAAAGAGTGATAACACTTAATAACAAATACCGCCCGTTGTTTGAAAATGAAACTCGCTATTTCATTATTACGGGAGGTCGAAGGCAGTTCTAAAAGTTTTGGAGTGGGTACTTTTACTAACCTTTTGTCGTTTGAGCAAGGGCATAAAATACTATTCACACGTCAGACAATGACATCGGCACACCTATCAATCATTCCAGAATTTCAAGAGAAAATTGATTTAATGGAAATGAATAATTTATTTGATGTTACAAAGTCAGAAATAAAAAATCTACAATCTAAAAGCGAAATAATTTTTAGAGGAATTAAAACGAGTTCAGGTGACCAGACCGCAAACCTTAAATCTTTACAAGGTGTTACAACTTGGATATTAGATGAAGCTGAAGAACTAACAGACGAAATTACATTCGATAAGATTAACCTTTCAATTCGACAAAAGGGAAAACAAAACCGAGTTATACTTATACTAAATCCTGCAACAAAAGAGCATTGGATTTATAAACGTTTCTTTGAAAGTAGAGGAGTTCAAGAAGGATTTAACGGAATTAAAGACGATGTAACCTACATTCACACAACCTATTTAGATAACTATGATAATTTAGATATTTCATTTATAAATGAAGTTGAACGTATCAAAGAAACAAATCCAAATAAATACAAACATCAAATATTAGGTGGTTGGTTAAATAAAGCAGAGGGTGTTGTTTATGATAATTGTTTTAAAGGTATTTTAATAACCTCGTTCAATTCAATATTACAAAAGATTGATATTAACTGAAAAGGTAAAAACTCCTCTGAACTATTCTCTGTTGCGTGTTTCCATTTAAGGAACTGCTTAATAGTAATATGCTCTAACGATGTTGGTACTTCTATTCTCATACTTATATAACGAAAAAAAAGGATAATTTTACAATTACCCTGTATAATATTTTCCTTTTAAAATTAAGTCTTTCCTACTTTGAACTGCTAACGCTAAACTTATAACACTATCGTCGTGTACCCCTTGCGGTGCTGAATATTGAACGCTCCTTGTTTTTTCATTGTATAGATAAGTAAAAGCCTCTAATTCATCTATTAAATAATCTTTGTCTAATATTGTTATTTGTTTTTTCTCAAACAATATAGCCAAGTCCTCTATCATTATTGGTTTTGTTTTCGATGTGGTTACAAATGGCGTTATTAAATTACCACATTCTTTTTTTAACAACTCATAAAATACATCGCCTTGATTATTTACTTCGACATAAGTTTTACATTTATATTCTTTTATTATTGTAGCCACTTTGTTTATAATATTACTCCAATCGTCTTGCCTCCATCTTTCAATAAATAATAATTCATTTTGTCTGTTTATAATTGTTAATACCGTATAATCGTCTGCTCTACCAATATCTAAACCTGCAAAAAGAGTTTCAGTTTTTTGAGGATTTATATTAATACATTCTCTTACATTTTTAAATAAACCCGATGCATTATCTACAAACTCCGCTAAATACTCTTGACTAAAAATATGTGTAGGTAAACTTCTTTTTCTTTCGTCTAAATCTAATGCGTTAATCATTGGATTATCATAGCTTGTAAAGTGAAAATATTTATATCTTTCGTCGTAGTTATGTTGTAACGCCATTTTATAAAAATGATTTTTACCTTTAGGTGTTGATATAAAAATAACTTTTTTACCTTTAACTAAAACTGTCGCACTTAAAACCTCATCCCAAAGTTCTGGCCTTGTAAATGCGAACTCATCGATTATTAAATAATCAAATGTATTACCTCTAATGTTGTCTGGTCTTTCTCCACTAAAGAAACTAATTGTACTTCCAAATCCTTTAATAGTTAAATCACTTCTATTAAAATCAAAAAGACCACTTTTAGAAGTAGCCTTTTCCATTTCGTCAAATACTTTTTTGCCTTGTTTATAAATAGGTGTTACCCAAGCAATGTGGCAACCTTTATCGTTTATACTCCAATCTAACATTGAATTAATTCCGAGCATAGTTTTACCGAACTGCCTACCAATATTTAAGACATAGTATTTATAATTTTCATATCTAATACTATTATGAATTTCTCTTTGTTTGTCGTGTGGTGTATATCCTTTAATCGTTCCCAAATTCAAATGATGTTATATCGTGTTTGTGTTCTTGCTTGTCGACTAATCCATTTAACCTTTGTGTTATACTTGGATTATAAATACTTGCCATACCTCCCTCTATTTGGTCTTGCTGAATGTTTCTCTTTATACGTGAACAGATACGGACATAATCGTTATATCTATTATCTTTATTCTCAAAATAATCAGTAACATCAGTTATAATATTTTCGTCGTCTAAATAGTTTTGAAAACCAATAAAAGTTAAAGGTCTTTCTTTTTCTCTAAATACATCAGTAGCATCTTTACCTACCCAATCCTTTACAATAATAGGTTTACTTTTTACTTCTTTTTTATAAAGAGTAAATAGTTCCCACATTCGCTCTGGTGTTTCTATGTATTTATTTTTACCCATTTAATTACATTCTATTTTAAAATATCTATTACCTGAAATTGGGATATAGTTTGCACTTTCACTATCACAATTCAATTCAGTTGGTAATCTGTTCACTTCTTTATAACTCCAAATCGGTGTAATACCATCTGGCATAAATTGCCATACTCCATATTGATATTCTACCCTTTCGCAATTGCAATCTGTTGTTGGAGTTTCCTCATCTGAACATTGCACCGCCATTAATGGAATGGTTAAAAGTGCTAATAATAATTTTTTCATAATGTTTGTATTTATTCGTTAATTTCTTCAACAAGCATTTGGTCTGTTACTTTCAAATATCCTCTTCCTGTTGTTTGTGTTATTTCTATTGCTTTCTCTTGCGTTTCTGCATCGATGTAGTCTCCGAAGTATTCGATTAGTTTACCATCTTGAATTGTATGTACTTTAGTTACCCAACGTGGCATAATTAATCGTTTTGAATTTTAATTAATATTTCTTCGTCTGTCATTTCGTTTTCAGATATAAAATCATTTTTCCACCTTACACCATCTTTTAAGTATATGACTTCGTATCCTTTTTTACCTAAATACTCATCTCTTTTAATAGATAATATTTTAAAGTGAGGCATTATATATTTTTTTTAAATCTTTAATAAATGCGGTTTGATATTGTGAACCACAACTTTTGCAACCTCCTGTTTTAACATTAAAAACTCTTAACCAAATCTTTTCAGCTTTCTGAATATCTTTTACTTTATCAATTGGTATTGGTAATCCGTTATACCATTCAAAAAACTCTTTTAAGAATTTAGTTTCTTGCTTTGTAAGTTCAAAAGGTTTACTGAAAGGAAATAATCTATTTAAAGCTTCTTTTCTTTCGTTACATTTTGCGCAAGGTTTAATTCCTACTGCGGTTGTAATATCTGCAATTACATCTCCAAGTCCTTTAGCCATATTTTATGTTTTATTTTCTTTAAACCTCTATAAAGTACGCTATATTCTATTCCTGTTTTCTTTGATAGGTTTGCAATACTTGTGCCTTTAAAGTGTTTTACTATTTCGTTGTTTTCGTTTGTTATAACTCGACCGCATATAGCATCAACCAATAACTGCTCCCACTTTGTTAAGTTCTTAATTTCGTAATTGATTAATGTGTTTTGCTCATCAATTATATTTGGGAACTCATCAACTAAAATAACTCTATTTTTTGTAAGACTTTTTTTCTTACTATCTAACCAAACAGATTTAATCGTAAAATATAAGTAAGCATCATTTATTTCATCAAATTTCTTGCCACTATCATAAATCTTTAAATAAGCATCTTGTAAAATATCTTTTGCACTATCGTAATCGCCTGTAAAATTATAAGCAATTTTTAATAGTTGTGTTTGATGTTTAACAAGTTGGTCAAGCATTTATTTTTTACGTTTTCGTGTTTGTTTTGGCTTTTCAACAATAACAATTTCTTTTTCTGATTCACTTTCAAGTGCAATAACAAAATCTTTATCGATTAATAATTTTGCTCTTTCGTTTGATGTTTCAAACTCTGCACCAACAAACATATTTTGGTTAAGTTCCTTGTCTGTATATGGTTTTATAACTTTTACTTTCATTTTTTAAGTATTTGATTTAGACAAAATTAGTAATTTATTTTTAATAAACAATATTATTTTGTAAATATTTCATTATAATCAGCATCTTGACCACACCACCAAGTTTTTACATTTTCTTTTGTTGTGTCTTCCAACCAACAGGAACGCCAATCTAAAGTCCATACGCTTCTTTTACCTATCATTTTACCATCTATAACTTTCCAAACGATATTATTACCATCTATTGAAGAATATGTATTGTTTAAACTTAAAACTGATTTTATTATTGTATCTCTCATTTTGTTATTTTTTAATTACGCAGCATTGTAATAGGATTAATATTTTGATTCCAAAAATCTTTTTGTAATACTTGTGTTATTTCTTCTACTTTATTTTCAGTTTTTGTATTATACCCTCTTTTATTTCTAATACTTTTAACCTGCGCTGGTGTTAAACTTAGATTGTTATCGCTTAAAAATTTGCGTATTGTTGCAAAAGAAATATTTAATTGATTTTTAATTTCTTTAATAGGCAAAGTTAATCTATTTTCTATTATAAATTCTTCTTGTTGTGGTGTCATAATTATTTATTTTAAAATGGACAATATTTTATTTTAGGTATTAACTCTAAATTAGCGTTTAATTCTTTGCGTTTGATAAAAACTTTGTTTATCCAATAACCACAAGAACCACCTCTAACAGATTGCTTTACTATTGTATTGGTTTGACAGTTTATTATTTTTTTACATTTTGTAACTTTAAAATGTGTAGCATTTTTAAACTGCCAAATTACTTTAAATTGCACGTTAACTATCATATAATTAAAAGATTAATGTGTTGTTGAGTTGCTACAATCCAATAGTTATAAGAAATAGCTACGAATTGTTTTTATAAGATTTTTTAAATATTTCTAATAACTCTTTAGTGTTATATTCGGTATACATTATATCTTCATTATATTGAATTACTAACCATTCTGCAAATTTAATGGCAAAATTATCGCATATTTCTATACAATCATTTGTGTCAAATTTTAAAAAATGAGGTTTAGAATTTTTTAATACTTTTTCAAAATCTTCTTTTAATTTCATAATATTTAGTTTTAATTACCCGCTACTTCTTATAACAGGTGTTTGTAAATACCAGCCGAAAATAAAATGCGTGTAGGCTGGCATCTACAAGCACCGAAACGTTATATAAAAAAAAACCCACAAATCAAAAGGTCGTCGTCTTTATCAATGTGGGAATTTTTTAAAATTTTAAATGTAGCGACGACTCTACTGATGCAAATATATAAATTTATTTTAATTGTACCGCTTTATAATAATAATTTTTGTTTTTTTTTAGTGTTTGGTATTCGTAAAATGTGATTTCTTTAATAAACTCCTCAGACGTTTCTTTATGTATCGCAATTAGTTTTAATTTAGTATTTGGATCTAATGCGTAGGGTTGTTTATTTTTTACCATATTCTTTTATTTTAATATCATATTGCAATTTTTTAGCTATTAATTCTTCTTTAGTATATTTTTTTACTCGATTAATATCACAAATATTGTCTAAATTTGTTACATAATCTATTCCATAACGTTTAATTAAACCTTTGCGAAAATTTAATTCATTACCATTCATAAATCTGTTACATTTTCTGCATTGTTTATGGCAATTATTTTCGTTAAATATCAATCCTGAATAAATTTCTGCTTTGTAGAAATGACCACCATCAAATAAATCTGCGGTTGTAGTATCGCAACTTATACAAGGTTTATCGCTATCACGCAATCTAATCCACTTTTGAAACGATTTTCTTGCTTCTTGCTTATATTCTCCTATTGTTTTAAGTTTTGCTCTTAAATCGCTTTTAAATGCTTTTGCTTTATCTGACTTAACTTTTAAGTTTATTTTATTAAAAACAACTTTTCCAGCATCGGAGTTAAATAAAAAATCAGATAGGCAGGAACTACATAAACCAAACGTTCTATATAAAGTCATTTTTCCACAACCTTTAACCATTCGTGCCTTATTGATTCCTTTGCAGGGTTTTTCTTTTATATCCATTCTGTATTTAAATTATTATTATCTGTTTCGTATGGTAACCAATCTTTATTTACATCAAAATTAATAGGCTCAAAAGGTATATTTCTTGAGTATTCACATTTTGCAGTTGTTATATTATCATTTTTTTCTATAAATACAACAGTTTCAGCTTTCTTTAATACACTACTTCCAACGTGTCCTACTGGTTTTGATGTTCCGAAATTCTTGTGTAGTATTCCTGTGCAGTGCATATTTCCTTTTGCAGTCCATTGTAATAGTTTTTCAGTTAAACCAGTTGATTGTTCTAAACTATTAAAGTCTGTTACCAAATCTACATATCCATCAATCGACATTAAACCAATATTATTTTTAAACTCGCTTTCGTAAACTATCCAATCAATAAAATCAAACCTTTCTTTTGGTGTGTATTGTCTTAAGCAGAATGTTTTATAAAATTCATAGTTTCCACCTATCATTTCTAAAACTCTTCTTTGAACTCTTTGCGTATGAAAAGATGATTGTTCTGTATCAAACGAAATTACGAATTTATTTTGAGTATTGTGTCCTTTTATCGATGGATTTAATATGTTTGATTTACCACCAATATAACCAGCTTCAATCATAGATTTAAAAAATGTTTTTCTTGACTTTGAAGCTCCTACTATACAACTAAAATCTCCATAACTTCCAAATGGTATTGGGTACATTGTGTTTTTATATTCACTTTCACGAATTGAAATAGCTATTGGTTGTTGTTTAATTTCTTCGCTTGGGTCAATTAAAGCTTCTTTAAATATTTTCTTATAGTCAATACCACTAACTATATTATCATCGCTTAAATCTAATAAATCAATCATTTTTATATTGTGTTAATGCTTCGTTAATAATTCTGTTTAATTGTGCTTCTACATTATCTTTATCCCAAAACTCGTAAGCCTCCATACATTCTTTTACATCAACTTCTTTTTCTACGTCATACTCATACATCTTCCACTCCTTAGTCTCTTCGTTCCCCGTAAAGTGGAGTGTCATCCCTATCCTCCTCTTGAGTGCCACCAAATCCATACCACCACGGAAAGTCGGATACCATGTCGTCCAAAGTGAGTTGGACGTTAGGATTATCCATGTCCATGACGCCCACGTCATCCCACCTTTTGTTTGTATTTGAAGGGGATATTTGTCCAGAAGGCGGAGAAGCATGGTCCATGAAATCCAAGATCCGTTCATTTCGTCTATTATCAGGACTTCCTGGCCATCGTAGCCGTTGAACCACACGGACTGGCTCCCTGCGGGGGGATTCAGTACATAGTAGCTTTTCTGATTGCTTCGGCAAAAGTCGAAAGCTGTGAAGGTTTTCCCGCTGCCCGGCTCTCCAAAGAATACCATTGTGGTAACCTGTCGGTCCTCCGTCGAGGCTTTCTGCCTCTTTAACTCGTACTCTAGCTCTTTCAGCCCTTTGTGCCATTTCACGAATGCGACTGGATCGGTTTGGGCCAAGTTGGAGACCGATGTTTGCTTTACAGCCTGAACTGCATTAGCAATATCAGTTCGTTTGGCTTTTTTCCCTTCCTCTACTTGAGTAATTTGTGCCTGCGTACCATACTCAAAAGGTCCTTGGTCAGCACCAGCTGCCCTCGTCTCTTCCTTACGGCAATAATCTATTGCCTGTCGTTGTGTGCCTTGGCGTTTCTCCACATGTGCCTTAGGACAGCCAAGTAGCTTTTTTACAGTGCTAAAGGCCATAGCACTTAACACTTCTATGTACAATTGTACATGTCTTCTATCCGTCGTTGGGGCCACTTCATACTGCCAGATACAGTATCTCACACGGCCAATCCAGTTTTTCTCGTCTGTATTACGACTTGCCCATTTTGCAGGGAACGTATCAAGTACTTCCGTTGGATCGTTAATCGTAATGCAAAAGGTGCGAGCCTGTTCACGCGTTGAACCCAAAGTGCCATTATGCGTGTTTCGCCCTGTAGTTGTTTCATCAGGTTGTTGTTGAGAGCTGTTGCCATCTGCCATATTGTCGGAATTTTATGACATCACATGATCATCTGTCGCCGTATTTATTATTAACATTTTCAGATATTCTGTCGACCAATAGAATAATTACAGCCTGTCGGAAATCTATTTTTATTTTCGGATATTCCTTTCACCTATAGTTATTTTTAGTTGTCAGTTATTTTTAGTTAAGAGATTTTAAGGAGATTTTTTTATTTATTTTTAGATTTTTTGTTGTTTTTTTTTTCACTTCTATCCATGTTGCGTAAGCTTTCACCGCTTACGCTTCTTGCTATACTGTGCTCGCTAGCCGCATTTGCCATGGGCTGCTCACAATCTATAGCGGTCATCACGTCTGACCAGCAGCTACAGCGCTAGTCCTTTGGACTTACGACCTATCAAGCTGATAGCTCTAATCGCGCTTTTAACCTACTGTCGTGACGTGTGACATAGGGTTGTGGGGTAATACTGTTCCCACACCCTATGTCACGACCGCTTGACGATACACGTTTTTCCGCAAGACGGTTGTACACTACTTTATGACGATTTTTAACACTTAAAGATACCATGAGCGACGCGGCAAGAGCACCATTTAAGCCACCAAGAGCAGCAGTATGTACCAACGAAAACGCAAGTACGGAGCAACATATTCTGGACGAACTCGTTACCCGA